TTAGAATTCAATCTACTGACTTCGCGCCAATAGGATTTCTGTTGTTGTGTAGCTGGTGGCAATGGAGAGCCCACGGGCAATGTTCCAGTGTATACGAGATTGACTTTCACTCCAGGACGCATAAATAGCGTATTAGATCCAACAGCTTGTGTTGTAAACATTCCATTAGGGTTAAGCCTTAGTGTTCTAATTGCTCCAGGGGTATCTTCAGCATGAAGATCATAAGTGTAAGAAATTGTATCATCTTTGGCATAAGATTGAAGATCTTTAGCCATTTGTTCTGTTTGTAGATTGATACTACGAAAAGATGTGTTGACGAATGTTACTATGCTTTCACTTGCTTGCATTGTTTGTAGTTTTTGGGCATTTGGTTGACCAGCAATTCCAATTTCGGTTGTATCAATTGGTTGTCCTCGTTGTCCAGTGTGCCAGCAGCAGTCTATGAATAGATCTTCAATTGATAGATCCGCTTCTGGATGTGCACCATCTTCTGATGTAAAGTGCAATGCAGGGCCTTCTTGGAGAATGTATGATACGACCCTAGCAGTTGTTCCTTCGAGTCCTGCTTTTACCGCGTATTGTGCAGCAAAGTTGTAAGAACCGTGTTCTTTATTAAAAGGAACCACATCCCTGGCAACTGCATAATAGAATGGCAATTGAGTATGAGTTAGGCCACAAAGCATATTTCCGACAAAAGAATTTGCCATCAGTATGCTTCCAGCCAGAACTCTAGTTCTAGTTTCGAGAAGAATTGGATTTAGAGTGCTGGGTGCATAATCCCAAGGAAGGGATCCGACACCACTTGCAAAAGTATATCCAATTGGAATAGATTTTACTGCTTGTGCAAAAATTTGTATGCCAAAATTCAAACGATCAGAAGTGAAATCATCACAACCATTTTGTTGGAAAAGATTAGATACAGATTCCAAAGATAGTGGACCTGTGGCAATAGGAGAAATGTCTCTAAAGAGAGGTGAAGGCTGACGGAAAAAGAAATTTCCTACGCTTTCAACAATCATAGATACAGTTCCAGATTGCGCAGCTCCAACTACTAGGGATCCAGCGACGTACATAACAATATATCCGCCAAAGGATTCCGGTCTTGTGGGATCTATATCATCAGTCATCCAGTGAAACATTACGTTTCTTTCGTCTTCTCCTTTATAATGAGTCCACTCAGTGTTCTTGGGGTCAAGATCTTGATTAGGGTATGCGGTGAGAGAGGGGAGAGACATATTGTGAATTTGATCCATGGTTAGATTAGGTGGAAGCCATCCAATTCTGAATGAACCTCCATTGAAAGCGTTTGCCATAAAACGGGTTCTGATACCCATAGTTCCAGTCCATCCATTAAACATCTCCGATACGTGTCGAACATATTGGTGACATCTTTTTGGATGAATAGGAATTATAGCAAACACATGTCCGGGGAGCATTGTTGTGTCAATTGTAAATCTATTTAGATATACCCAATCGCGATACAATAGAAAGAGAACATCTTCCATTGCGGTTGTGTGAGAAATTTCTCCAGGATTAGAAGATCCAACTTGTGGATCAGTCCTAGGAGCAGCCCCAAGCATACCTGCTTCGCCATTATCCATTGAGGTTCCAAGACCTGCCATTTTATTTTAGATAGTCACTTTATTAATATATGATTATTTAAACATGATAATGAAAATATTTACATATGAGTAATTAATACACTGAATATCCAAATTTCGCCATTGCATCTACCCAAATGGGTGGTTCTAGGTTAAGCCCAGTTCCGCTAGCACTTTTGAGAATTTCAGAAACCATTTTATTGTACGTTTCCTCTCCGTGAAGAGCAATCTCAGACCAAACTTGATTGATTGATCCGGATGCTATGTCAGTGTTCGTTGTTGTCGGCCAATTAGTGTCTTTAATGACATAACTTGACGCGCCTTTCACCCAATGCAACATCTTGCCTATAGATGCCATCTCAAGGGGTCCCACGTACCAACCCTGTGTCTTCTTGAAAGTTCTTTTTAGAAAAGAAAGTTCTTCGAAAGGCACAAGATCAGGAACGGGTCCATCCTCTTTGGTGGCAGCAGTAATGCAAAATCCATATTGAGCAGCGGCCTTCGCAAAGTTATTGAAATGAAACCAAGGTTGAGCCTTAGGGGAGACTGTGCATGAGTTATCATCTCCGTAATCTGCCATGCATACATTTTCCATGAAATTGTCAAATCCTGACATTTCTGGAGCATGTATAGCGGCGAGATCATCCCAAACCAAACCATACAAAGCCCACACATCAGCAGAATTGCCGATAGCGGTATCAGTGATGCCAGAAATGACAGCCTGATCTAGCTTGTATAGCTTTTTGTTCCCGATAACATATGAACCTTCACATGCTCTGTGAAGTGTCATCCTAACGATATCATCCTCGGGTTTCCAATTTGGATCGCATCTCCGATATATTATATTGTACATAAGTGTGTTCGCCTTAACGAACTCTTTAGGTACAGAAGAATCGAAATTCTCCATATCGGATGCAAATCCTCTGTCAGAAACTCGAAGAAATCGCCATGCCATTACATTCCAGTCTTTCATGTGTTGTGACGTTCCCACTTTAATAGGAAGCGTCGCATTCATTTCATGAATCCTTCCAATCGCTGCAAGAAAATATTTTCTGTAAGCGAGAAGAAAGTCCATAGGACCGGAAAAGAAGACACGAGTCTTTCTCTTTTCTCCATATATCTTCTTTTTCTTAAGAACTTCGTCCTTAAGATAACATACATATGGATGTATGTGAGAAATTCCAACTTTGGCATCGTTGACAATTTGATCAACACGTTTTGATATTCTTTGGGAGTCTTCGTCTTCCTTGAAATACCATAATCCGTTCTTCTGATTTTGATATAGGTAATCTCCCTTTGATGTTCTTCTTCCTGTACAATAAGGAAATCCAACTGATCCATTTCTGTCTATGTTGTTGAGACGTGGATATTCTTCCCAGTTGGGTCCATTAATGGATTCTGTTTTAGTAAAGACTCTGACGTCTCTACCTGACAACAACATTCTGTTGGCGAGATAGTTTCCAATGCGAGAGAACATTGCATCAATTTTCTCAACATTCATTTCACCTCTAGGAAAAGATTTTCCATAACGAGATAATCCGAAGTTAAGAAATGACATCTCATCGGGATTCCTTGGATCTTTTCTATTCATAATGGATGGTTCGTGTATATCCAAATATGGCAAGAGAAGTCCAGTTCTATGAACTCTTGTTGACATGGGAGTGTAGATTGGGGGATTTACCTCACCAACCCATTGTAGACCTGTTTGGTCACAAGTGATTGCTTGTTCGAAAAGCGTCACTCCCTTTCCTTGTTTAACAGGAATGATGGCTTCTGGCTTTATTTCTTCCACCAGAAATTTGAGAACAAACTCACGAGTAATGTGAGCACATTCAGAAATCATTTCATGTCCTGCTCTATGAATTCCGCAGATCTTAGCGGCAAGAGTTTTGTTAACAAAGAGATAGGCCGAGCCACAATCTCCATTAACAGTGAATCCAGATACTCCAAGTCCTCCTACTTCAACTCTATATGATCCTGAACCAGGATTGAGTGATTTGAGTGATGTTCTTGTTTCTCCAACTGCATAAGTTAGAGTAACTCTATTTCTCTCAGCATTGGGAACCGAAACGACAACAGGAATATTAGAAGTCTGTCTTTGCAATAGTTTTGCAAATGCTTCTTCGGATATTATGTGATCAACTATGTTCTTGTGTGCTTGGTAGTGTCTATCCGTGATCTCAAATACACACAGATCTTGTTCTTTGCTTCTCCTGAGAATCCTTATAGGCCACATCTTTTCTGAAGCAAGAGTTCTCATTGTCAATGTTCCTTTTGCAATATGGCCAACAGAAATGCCTAGATTATCACGAATGAGTAATCCATGCACATGGCGTTCACCATTTACATATATGGTACATTGGTTGTCTTGAACTAATTTAAGCTCTTGTTCAAGTTGTGGATCAATCATGCCTTCTTGATGAGTGGATAGAGGTTCTTCTCCTAGTTGGATATTCTTGAAAACCGCTTTCATATACACTTTACATGGTTCAGGGACTCTAAGGATGGTATCCTTATACATCATCTTCACCAAGTTTGGGTGAATATATCCAGATTCTACATCATAGGGAATGCCGCATCCATAAATGAATGCAAAAACACTCCCCAGGTCAATAGAATCGTCAGCGATTCTGAAAGTATATCCATATGTATCTTTGACTGCAAGTTGATCCATCTTCTTTCTCAAAAACTTTACGTCAATTGTGCCAGAACCTGTCTTTGCCTTCTTCGGTAGTGTAGAAATGTCAATTTCCACCCAGTCAACACTCAATGGAACATAAAACACTGTCCAACTTCCAGCACCTTTTTCATTTAGAAAAACGATGCGATCGTTGTAAACAACGCCTATATGTCCATACAAATGCTGAACTATGGTGCCATCAAGCATTCTTCCACTAGCATCGACAGATTCTTTCTTCTTGACGAGCTCAACGGTATGAGGTCTTTTGCCTTCTCGCAGTGACATTTGCGCCATCATAGCTCTTCTTTTTGCTTCTGGATCTGATTGAAGGACTGGCTCTGGTTGTTTTGTAGTGACCCTATAGATTGATTTTACTCTTTCTATTTCGGCTTCGAGCTCTTCTGTTCTCAATCTCCAGTTGCTGTCAGCGAGTGCTTTGAGTCGCTTTGTCTCTGGATCGGAGATCTTATGATTATCCTTGGGCTTCTCTGTAGTTCTATATATAGATTTGACACGTTCGAGTTCTACTTTCGCTCCTTCGAACCTGAGTCTCCAATTACTGTCGGCTAGTTGTTTGAGCCTTTTAGTTTCGGGATCAGATATTTTGTGATCGTCCTTTGGCTTCTCTGTCACTCTATATATTGACTTTATTCTTTCAGCTCTTCTCTTGTCACGTCTAGCGACTTTCTTTTCAAATTCGCTGTCGTCACTTGATGTTGCATCTGACTCTGCACTTTTAAGGCGTGCTTCTGCCTTGATAGCCTGCTTCTTCTGTTTCTTCACAGTCTTTGCACAAGATCTGATGCACGAATATACACATCCAAGTTTAATACCTAATGATGCTACACTAATGAAAATGGAAATCATTTTATACATTGTTGATGAGTGCCATATGAGAGTTGGCATGAGTTTTTCATCAATTGCAATGGGTTTATTTACATGTGGTTGAATGATGCCTGTTGGTGATGCAAGTTTCTCCAGAATATCATAATATGATTTGTTATGTTCATCTCTGACATATTTCTTGTTTCCTTCCTTGACGATATTGTTCTGTATGACAATTCTCTGGTCATGTTCTTCTGATACACGATACACCTTAATAGTCTTATCAACTGGGCTTTGAATAAATCCGATAGTCAAATCAAGAAACTGAATCAATGCGTGTGGAAATGCTCCATCACATACTCTTTCTTCTGCATTAAAACCCATGATGAAAGCATCAATAGGTCCATATGATTTTGTTTTCACAAGTGGTGCTATAAAAGAGGCGTTAGTTATTCTTTCCATTAAAGACAGTTCTATGAGTTTTCCATCAACATTCTTGTAAGCCTGGAAAAGAGCTATATCGGCAAGTGTGAATTTCCTACTCGACAAATCGCTGTATGTTCCTTTTGCAGTGCACAGAAGGTCATATTCCTCTGGCATTGGCAATGTGAAGGTGCGTCTAAAAACTTGGACATCTTCATGTTTTGTGTTATTAAAACACCACTGCAGGTATGTTGGTATTCCTGCATAATTGATATCCTTGAAATCACCAGTATTTTTAACTGTGATATATTTAGACCTTTCTTTCACACCGACCTTGTCAAAGAATTGTTGACAATCTGAGAGCCTGTGGAACATCATGTATGCTCTTGCTTTGTTGTTAAGCGTGAGACTCAATACATTGCTTCTCCTCCTTACAATTTGTGAAGATTCTTTTCCCCACGTATCGACTTCAGTATTAGCTGTGAAAATAAGCCCCTTGGCAGATAATTGACCATCGTGATAGTCATGTGCCAGAGTTCTAGCTTCTTGGGCTCTTTCATCATTAATGGTATAATCATCGTACCACAATATCTTGTCAGTAGGAAGATCTGAAAAGTCATCCTTGGGCATAACTCTATGAATTTCATCATCTGTAAAGATGGATTTTATCATGTAAGTTTTGCCTATGCCAGGTGGTCCGGCAATGATCATGGGCATAAATTGGCCACAGATCCGGGTTTCACTTCCCATTAGTGCTTGGGGTACCCGAGCAAGTTCCTGTTGTTCTGGAAATGCATATTCTGAAGTTACTTCTTCAAATGATGATGCTGGTGATGATGTTGAAAGATCCACATCCATAAACTTTCCTGGTATGTCATATTTAATTTCTAATTGATTTTTTCTAGTCTTAAGGACTTTGTCATATATTAATTGTGGCAAAAATCTAGATTCGTCAAAAGGGATCTGATCGACTGGTACTACGATTCCAGCTGGAAGCATACCGTCGTATTTAAGTTGCATTAATTTTCTACGATACATTTCTGTTTCGTATTTTTCCCTATTAATGATCATGTCCAGAACTTGTTGTTCTGTTATTTCTCCAATGACAGCAGGATGGTGTATGTTTATGAGTCCTTGTGGTGGTGAGTTACCACAAGCTTGGTCCATATACTCAGGATCCAAAAGGAAGAACTGAACTGTGTTAGTCGCCCAAAATGCTTCGGGTGGTGATTGACTGTTGTTGTTCCTCTTGTATTCCTGGAGTTCAGGATTTTGTGCATATAGAAGAATCTTCCTTCTTCTATTAAAAGATCCTATATCATTAATCTTTGTTGATGATGTGATATATGAAAAGTTAGATGTTGTTAACATAACTCTTCCAGTAAACATGTGACCTTTTTGTCCTTCGAAAGCTCCTAGAACGACAGAGGCATCGGCTGATGCATGTCCATGCCATTCCATCATGTCAAGATCTTCGACTGTGGAATGCATATCGTCCCATGAGACGATTCCTTGTGATGCCCAATTACTGTAATATTTATCCGCTTTGTTGCGAGGATAAACTGATGATTTCATGATAGTTGCCAATGCGGCACTTAGTCTAAGCATGGTTTGGGTCTTTCCTTGTCCATGAGCTCCAGCGATCCAAACGGTCACTGGTTCTTGTTTACCTGATATAGTTTTGTATAATGCTTCTTTTCGATCTTTAAGAAGTTCGATTTGTTTGTGAAGGTTAGATAACCTCTCTCTGAAATTCAACAAACTCTTTTGATTTTCTGTGAGTCTGTTGTATGATAATTCCATGATTTCGATGTTCTTCTCCAATGATGATAATGATTCTGATCTTAAATAACCCAATACATCCATTTCTGTTGCTGCAACAAAATCGTTAATTAATCTAGTACAATGATCTATTTCTCTGGATAATGACGTTAATTTCTGTTCTTCAGGTTTGATATAAACACCGCCACACCATTCGTAAACGGATGAGAAGGTGGTGTCAATCGCACTGTTGACTTCTGCTGCAATTATGTTCTTTGCTTTAATTGTATTTGCCAATAAAACTACATTTTTAGTTTGTTTAGAAATAAATTCGAAAGAAAGGAGTTCAGACACTCCGAAAATGGCTGCTGCATATGCTATTATGCCAATTATTGGTCTTAGTATATTCATATGTTGGTCCATGAATCCAACTACTGTAGGTGGTGCCTCTGCTTTGACTTTGTCATAGCCAGATGTTGGGTTAAATCTGAAGTCTCTAATTTGAGCTTCGACTTCTTCGAGTGATAATCCCAGAGCTTGAGCTTTGCGCTCAAGGTCATCAAGTTGTTGTGGTGGGATATCCTCCTTTTGTGATGATGATGGGGTTGATGTTGGTGGTGTTGGTTGTTCAGCTGTTTGCTGTGCTTCTGCTCCTCCAAAATAAGATCCTAAACTAGAACCGGTGATTAAATTTTTGATAAGTGAAAATCCAGAGGAAAT